GTCCGTTCTTCAGAATAAAAAGGCTGAGTTGCATCAAGCCTCCTCACTGACCACTTCAGGTTCGATAGCGGGCTCAACTTCTGGCTCAACCTCACCTTCAAACTCTTCTAGGGCTACTGGCTGTGGAGTTACGATCTCCAGATAGCGTTCTTCAACCTCAGCCTTTGCGTCAAGGATAGACACAACGTGGTGGGAGGCGATAGAAAACTCCAGGGAAGAACCAACGGGGCAGTAGTCAATGAAGTCGATGCTTACGGTGCCGTCTTCGTTACCACGATAGCTAATCACGCGGGGGGACTTGACCCAGTAAGCAAGCAGTTCGTTGGTCTCCTTGTTGGTTACAGTCTTGACGTCGGCAATAATGTGCTGACCGAGAGAGTTTACAAGAATCTTTGTAGACATGGCATAAAAAAGAGGTCCCAAGCATTATAACTCAGGACCTCGTTGTTGTTTAGTTATGGTTTATCAGTTGATTTCCAGAACCTTACGTTGCTGGGCCTCGGGGAGAACACGGCGGAGGGTTACACTCAGCAGGCCGTTCTCATAAGTTACACCATCAACCTCAACGTTATCAGCAAGTTGCCAGTTGCGGGCGAAGCTGCGATAAGCCAAACCGCGATGGGTGTAAGTGCGGTTGTCGACGTCACGCTTAGCAGAAACCGTCAGAACGTTACGCTCGGTGACAACCTCAATGGCCTCACGGCCAAAACCAGCCAGGGCAATCTCAAGGATGTGAACACCTTCCTCAACTTCGATAATGTTATAGGGAGGGTAGCTTTTTGCGGTGCTGTCTTGCAGTGCGTCGAGACGATTAAACAGGGTCTCTAAGCCAATGCCGACGCTATTGTAGCGGGAAAGATTAGTCATTCGAATAGCTCCCTAAAAAGGCAAGCGATAAAGTAAAAGAGCCAGACCCCGAAGGCATCTGACTCTATATTTATAATAGATTGTTGGTGGTTTGGTAAGTTCGGATATCTCTACTTCCGCTTGTTGCCGATGGAGTACTTTGTGATCAATTGCCAGTCTTTCTTCTCCTTATAAGGGAGGATTTTGATCTGACTGATGGGTGCAGTGTTGCCTCCAATCTCTTCAGGTTTGGCCATAGTAACCAGTCCCCAGTCAGAAAGAAGCTTAGTGATTGTGTTGCGCCTCTCAATATCATTCTCACACAAATTAGAGCGCTTACCGTCAAGCAAGAACAGCTCTTTGAAGTGAACAATGAAGTACCTGCCCTGTTTATGCAGGATGTGACACGATTGATAAAGTCTCTTCTCATTCTTCGAAGAGACTCCAATTCGGGTTAGTGTTTCGCGGACCTTAAGGAAATCGTCGGGGTGGTCCAGAAACACCTCTGCCATGCAGGAGGCGTCCCAATACATTACAATTAATAGTTATCTCCTAACTATTTAGGAGATAAGATAGCTTCACTCGTCGATAGAATAGTTGTCTTTGTAGTTTCTGACCTTGCGGATGAGTGCGTCCATCTCTTCACGAACTTCATCATCATCACGAAAACGGTCGCGATAATAGAAGGCCGACATAAGAAGTCGTTCGATCTCAGAGGCTTTGAACTGCATGGAATTAACCGTTGAGAAGTTGTTGAGTGAAGTGGTTGCCTGGCATACGAACTGAGCAGGGGTTGTCTGTTTGATAGGCTTCGTTGAAGTACATCATAGCCTCTGGATAGGAGAGGTTTGTCAGCACTTCGCCGTCACGATAGACAACGGACCAACCGAGTTTGCTTGAGTCTTGCATCACAATAATAGTATAGGGTCAAATGCCGCCCTTGTCCATGGCCCTTCGTATTTCGCAAAGGTCGGACTCGGACAGAAGCTCCAGGGCCTGTTCTGCCTTGGTGCGAGAATAGTTAAAGTAGTCCATAACCACTTTGAGTTGGGGGTGTTCTTCTACTTTCTTGGGGAAACCAAAGCGGCGACCTCTGCGGACAGCAGCATAGTAGAAGTCATACTGAAACTGAGGGAGTAGTTGGTGGTAGTGGTTCATCTCTTCCGCCAACATAATTGTGTCCAGATGCATAGCAAAGGCACGGTTGGTCAGAAAGGGAACATAGCCAGACAAGTCGTAGTCATATTCAGCTTTGGTGTTTATGTTCTTGACGTAGTCAAAAGGACTCTTCTTACCCATCACTTAAACTCCACATCAGAATCCATCATAAGTTCAGTGACAAGGGCGGTTAGGGTAATGTGTGGGTCAGCCCCTTGGCCAATTCTCTGAGCATAGTTACCAAAGATGATTGCAGCGTGAACTCGACCTCCGTTGCTAAGTCCTCCTGTGGGAGACATAAGGAAGTTGAAGAGTTCGTCCTGAATTTGCACGGGATGCATAAAGGAATTCTCAAATACCCACTTTCTTGCGTCTTCCCATTTCTTATGCTTAATGTACTCAACTAGCGCGTCAGCAGTAGCACCAAGAATTCCATCATCCAGTTCACCGTTGCGGATAGAACCCTGAACGGTATTGATGATGCCACGCCAGTCGGGAGCCTTGTTCATGATGAACTTGGCCAAAACTTTCTGGTCAAAGGTAACTTGGTTCTCCTTCATAATGCCAACAAGGCGCTTGAAGAACAACCCAGACAACTCCTTACGCAACTTAGGATCCTGAGCGTGGAAGTTAATAACACTACACCGACTCTTGATGGCGTCAATGACGGTGTGGGGGTAGTTACAAGTCAGGATAAAGCGACAGTGACTCTGGAACTCCTCAATCATAGCCCTCATAGCCTTCTGGGCGTCGGGTGTGAGGTTGTCAGCCTCATCCAGCAGCACCACTTTTTTCTTGCCGAAGAGGGAGGAACTGGAGGCAAACGTGGTCAGAGTTGTACGGACGTCGTCAATGCCACGGTTGTTTGAAGCGTTGATGAACAGAAGATCCACGTCCAACTCCTTACACAGAGCTTTAGCGACTGAGGTTTTACCAACACCTGCAGGACCAGCAAGGAGAAGGTTGGTGAATTCGCCACTCTCAGCAAACTCAGAAAAGGACCGCTTGATTTGCTCAGGCAGAATGCAGTCTTCAATTGTCTTGGGAGCATAACGCTCCACCCAGAGGTAGTCCTTGTTGATCATAATAGAGAGTCGCTTAGGTTCAGTGTAACAGAAAAGCCCCCTGGTGTTCAGGAGACCTTGTTGTAGGAAGTCATTTCACCACCTTGATAATTGTGTACGATCCGTCTTTGTTGTCAACCCACTCGAGTTCGTCACCAGGGAACCACTCGGCAACATACGCAAGATCATCTGGAATAGTGATGAAGTACTCGGCAACTCCATCGATATACGATTCCTCAACGGGAAGGGACCATTGCTTACGTTTGCTCATAGAATAAAGCCTCGGCGGATAAGTTCGTCACGTCGCTGTTGTTCTAGGTAAGCAGGTAATACCCGGTTGATTCCATCAAACAAACCAACCAGGATAACAACTGCAAGATCCGTGCAAAGCCCTTGGATAAGAAAGCTAGTCATAAGAATAAAACGACGATAAGTTTGTGTAAGTCAATGGCACCCATAATACTTTGAAGCATTACGACGTCCCAGATTTTGTGTTTGATGAGCCACGGGGTCATAAGGATTGCTGCAGCTATCTTAACAATAAGCCCCACGGTAAAGTTAACGTGGAGCATTGTGAAGTAACCACCAACAAGGACAACCGTTCCGAGGATCCTCGCCGAAGCGAAGATCCTTTCTTTACGATCAACCTTCGAAGACTGAGTCAGGCTCGAGAGCCAAGAAGTACACAGCCGGACGGGAGTGGTTAGTGAACTTAGCAAGGTTTGCTTTGGAGATGATAACGTCATAGTCGCCGGCGAGGAGCTTCAGGTTCTCAACTTTAAGGTTAAACTGGAAGGTGGACTCTGTTTGACCAACTGCAATCTTATAGCTGTTGGATCCGGAGTTCTTCTTATCACGAACAGTCAGGTAGATGGTTTCACCGTCACCAATAACAGACACGTCGGGAATCTGCAGAACTGCTGCAGCTTTCTTCACCGTGAGAATCTGCTCTTCGGTGAGAACCACACACACGTCCTCAGAAGGCAACACAAGCTCCTTATCGGGTGGCGCGGCGATCACTGTAGGGTCAGAGTAGCGATATTCAATGGAGTCGGTGCCGTTGGTGATAACGATAGCGTTGTCTTCCAACAAAACCTCTGCGTTATCAACGAGACTCAGGCAGTTCAGGAACTGGTTGAGATCATAGATAGCAACGTCACGGGTAAATTCCTCAGGAATCTCAGACTCTACCAAGATGTTCTTCATCACCGACATAGTCTTCAGGGTCTTCCCTGCACGGATCAGAATAGACTGGTTGATGCTGCTGAAGTTCTTCAGCAGGGCCACAGTGTCAGTAGACAGTTTCATAGTGAATGGTTTGTTATGTAGTAAGTGTAGCAGGTAGTTTTACTGGTGTCTAGCAGGTCGGTCCAAGAGTTGGATCCCACCCGCAGGTATTGACACTGCACTCCCACTCAGACGGAGTGCGGTTGCGGTCACGGTCATAATACTCCAGCGTGTGGGCGTAACCGTCCCTAGAAGACACCTCAAGGAGCTTCAGGTACTCTTGGTGGTTGGTTGGGCCTTCGTGCATCCAATCCTCGTCAGCGTCCCACACAGAACGGCTGTCTACAGGTGCAGCTGTTGGTTCAAGATCCCTAGGGTCAGCCTTGAGAACCTCAGAGTAGAGATTGACACAGCCGGTTTCGAAGTCAACCTGCTCCTGTTCAATTACACAGTTGCGGTTATTCTCTTCTTCCTCGACATATCGCTCAATGTACCAAACTGCCTTACGAAGATCTTGAAGGACGTCATCCTTCCGGCCGGCCCGGCTGATGTACTTCAGGGCATTGCCCAAGTGATAGTTCAACCCCCAGTCTTCAATAACTGCGATGGGTTCAAACTTACGACCCTCAGCATAGTGGGAGGGTTTATTCACAACATCAAATTCAGACATAATAACCTCAGGCGTTTAGCCAAGTGTAGACAACTTCAACTGAGTCTTGAATGCTCAGTGTTACTGGACAATGGGCTGCAATTCTCTTCAGATCACACCTCTGCGCAACAGATAGGTGTTCTGGCAGCCAGATAATCACCTCAATCTTTGAAACGCGACGCGGCCCTTCCGGGGCGATAGTTTTCTCGACAACGACTGAGGCCCCCTCGAGAATCCACGCCCGCTTAGTGGCCTCAATTCCCATAATTGTGAGAACACAAGAACCAACCGAAGCAGCAAGAAGGTCAGTAGGAGCGAAGCTTTCTCCAAGACCGTCGTGATCTTTTGGTGCATCTGTAAGAATAGTAGCGTTTGAGTCTGAGTGACGCATCTCCACTCGGTTCTTACCGAGATAGAGTCCTGTCTGTTTCATCATTTGGAGTGTCCTCCGGGCTTGTTGTAATCGTAACATAAAAAGACCCCCGTCGGTAGGGGGTCTTTATGCTTATCTTCAGAACGTGAACTTCTCTACTTGCGCCACAGGCGACATTGTTTTGTTGACCACGTGGTCACCGTTGTTATTCACCGTGTCGCCGCAACGGTTGCGGCAGCCGTTGCCGTTATTGTTGTTGGCGTCTGCCAATGCTGCCGATGGGGCAAGAAGACCAACAGCCAACAGAAGAGGGAAAATCTTCATAATAAAAGAGGTTTAGACTGTTACTTATTTACTTTAGACTGTTTTCGATTATCCGTCAAGTGGTCAGTTCAGCCACTGGCGGAGGTCGTCTTGTGAGAAGATCTCAATGAGAGTGTTGTACTTGGAGTCATAGAGCAGGCCGAAGTCTCCCTCGTCATCCTTCAGGGGGAGGAAGGTGAAGCGGTCGTCGATGCGGTAGGCTTTCATTGGCTTTGTTCGATTGATAGTAGTTTAGCTTATCAGAGCCCCAAGGTCAAGAGGCGCACGACGTTAATAATTGTGTAGATGGAAATAACTGCCACAATGTCCCAGTAACCTTTACGGATTGCATAAGGGAGGCAGATAAAGTCGGAGAATAACATAACCGACACACCCACAGGAACACTCAAGTAAAGAATAATAAAGTGGCTGAGGATAAGAAGACCAGAACCAAACCAACGAACGCGAAGGAGGGTCTTGTCTTTTATTCCAGGGAGCGTTCTCCTCTGGATAACATCAAAGAGTCGTTTCATAATCAATAAGGTTGAGTTGTCTGTCGATGTCAAACCTGGGGTTGAGGCCGTCTGGTGTGTAACCACGAGGGTTGCAGACGATGTGGGTCCCTTTGAGGTGATAACTCTGGGAGCCGTGAATGTGACCGTGACACCAAACTTTGATGTTGTCCTGGTCTAAGAGACTCTCTTGGTCTGAAGCATAAGCTCCAATGGTGTCATTGTGAACGTAATCTGGTTCGATTGACTTGAACGTTGGTGGGTGGTGACTGATCACCATAACCGGCCCACGAAGTGTTGGGAGGCACTGTTTCAGCCACTCGACACTGTTCTTGTTGGCTTTCAGGACATCTTCTGGTGTGATGTTGTCCTTTCCGTTCTCGTGCCAAACATAAGCGAACTCGTTCATCATGTGAGAACACGTCTCCATCGACTCCTTGTTTCCATTGAGGAAGTCGGTCCAGAGAGTCGCACCAACAAAGTGCCAGCCGTTGTAAAACTCAGACTGGTTGTCGAGAATGGTGATTCCCTCTGGTAAATACTCACGCAGGACAGAGACGGTGTCGCCCCAGTAACCGTTGTAGTACTCGTGATTCCCCATCACGTAGAAGACTTTGGTGTAATTCTCGACACACTTTTTGAAGAACCTGTCATATCGTTCGGCATACATCTCTTCACCTCTCCACAAATAGGAGCTGGCAGTGCAAATATCACCAGCCAAAACCAGAACATCCCCGTTACCAGGGTCGATGTCGCCGAATTCGAGATGTAAGTCACTTAGAACCTTTACTTTCATTTGAGATGGTCGTG